GGTCCATCGCAGTGACGCTCAGGTTGTTCCTGTAGTGCGTCATCATCGCCTGCTCAGACTGCTCGCGAAGCTGAGCCTCCTTCTGCAGACGGGCCTCCAGTGCCTGAGCACGCTGCTCTGCCTCAGCCGCCTTACGGGCCAATTCAGAGATACGCTTCTCAGGCGAGCGGCGGCGCTTGGGGGCTTCTTCCTCTTCAGGCTCCTCCTGTTCGGCTACCTCTTCAGGCTCCTCAGGCTGCTCCTCTTCGGGCTCTTCCTGCTGCTCGTAGTCCTCAAGGCTCTCGCCAAGATCCTCTTCCGTAATCTCAATATCGACGTCCTCGGTGGGACCGTCGTCGGTATACGGAAGCTCTTGATTTTCTGGATCAATAGACATGCTTAGCTCCTCAGAAGTTTCCAGCAAACTTACCTGACATCACATCTTCCGGCCCGCTGATCACGGCCATCACACGGTCGTCGGGGAGCAGAGCCATCGCAACGCCGCGATAGGAAACCATCGTCGACTCATAGCGCGGAATCAGGATCCAATCGCCGACCTTGCACCAAGGCCCGGAACGCTCGAACTTCTCACCCTGATAGGCTTCGGGCCCGACGGCGCACACCAGCGCGGACACGGAGGAATACTTGTCCTCGGCGCGCACGGTATCCGGCAGATACAGCGTGACTTCCGTCCCGTCTTCCTGCTTAATCGTCTTAAGCTCTTCAGGACGCACGTAAATTTTTACGGCCACGAGATAGCCCGCTGGCTGCATATCGAACGAACGACCCGTGATGGCCGTGAATTCTTCGTCGATCAACTCCTTAGCCAGAGCCTCCTCGTGTGGCTCGATCTTGCTCATACTCATCAATACATACTCCCTTTTCTGGTATCCGGTTTTTTATCGTCGTCTGGCTGCAACATACGCTTGTACTCGTCGTTGATGACGCTAATCGCAGCCGTGTAGGCGCGCACCAACGCATTACCCTCCAGAACCTGAAGGGCAATCTCTTCTGCCGTCAGCGCAGGGATGTGCTTCTCCCCAAAGCTAGACGGCCTAAAACGGACATTAAGACTATATTCAGTGGCGCGGTCGCGCAGTTCGCCTATGCGCTCAATCGCGCGGCGCCCGAGTTCCTCGGCTGACATTCACTCTCTCCGGTAGTTTTTTGTAATTCTTGGTCGCAGCGATATAGTCTTTGCCAATCTTCTGCGGAATTCTCACGGCTTTCGCAAAGGCAGGGTTATGCGCGGCTGCACTCATCAAGCGATACTGACGCTTTGATCTGGCAGGCACAGCCGCGCACTCCCCCTTATTTGCCGCGCATCTTGTTCATGACGTCGATGATGTTGCCCTCAGGCGTCATCATGCCCTTGCGGACCTTCGCAGCGCCGCCCTGAGCCTTCTTGATCGGCGCCTGACCCTTGCGCGTCTTACCAGCGCCGCCAGCCGCGTAGCCCATCGGAGAGCCGCCACCCATGTAACCCATCGGAGAGCCGCCCATAGCCATTTCACGCGTCACCTTCGACGCTTCCATGTCCTTCGAGCCGGCAGCCATCGCGCCGCCGTTCATCTTCTTGGCCGGCTTCATCGGTTTACCAATGGCGATCATGACAGCCAGACCGTTCTTCGGCTTGGGCTCCTTGACCTTGCCGCCCTTGGCATAATTAACGGAACGCGGCGGACGTTCTAGCATTACACCAATGCCAGCGTTGCCAGCCTTGGCGTCGTAGTCCCTACGCGCCGCATCCTTTGCCGCCTTACTATCGGCTTTAGCCTTTCGGCGCTCACTTAATGCGTTAGCGATGCGAGTAAAGATGTCGGGGTTCTCCTCGCGATTCTTGGCCATGTTACGAGCCTGAGTCGACATCTGATCCTGAATAGCGCCCACGCCACGGTTAATTGCACTGCCTAGGCCGCTATTAGAGCCCGCATCGCTACCTTTCGCAGCCGCACGGGCTGTGCCAGCAGGCGCAGCGGCACGGTTCGAGCCAGCAGGCGCGGACGACGCGCCACGAGTCGGAGTAGCGGCAGGAGTCTCAGTCGCAGCGGCAGGCGGGTTCCCGCGAGGCGCCGGAGCGGCAGCAGGCGGATTCCCGCGCGTGGCAGGCGCCTGAGTCGGAGCAGCCGCACGAGGTGCCGGAGCAGCCGCGCGAGCCGGAGCAGCCTTCGACGTTTCACCGGCCATCTTGGTGTTGTAGGTGTTACCCCGCCAAGTGAAAACGCCATTCGGGCCCTGTTCTTTGCGCGCCTCATTGAACGCTTCTTTGAACGACTTGCCCTTCGCCGCTTCAGAAGTTTCCTTGGCGCGCACGGCGTTCAGGTTGCGGGCTTCCGCCACCCTGTTCTCAAGATTCGGTAGCGGGGCACGGGGCCGGGACATTTCCTCCAGACCCTTCATGTCGAGCTCAACAGGCTTAACCTTGCCGCCCTTCTTGTAGCCGCCCATCTCGGTGGCCAGCTTGCGTGCGGTGTCAGATGACGTCTGGACCTTGCCGCCCATAGCCATCTTCATCTTCTTCATCTCTTCGCCCGTTAGGCGCGAATTGCGGTTGCCTGTGGCAAATCTGGCAGCATCCTCTTTCGAGACCGTCGCCTTCTTAATCATCTCGTTCTGCGCCTTGGCAGCGGCGATGTCAGCCGGTGTCGGCATCGGCTTCTTCACCGGACCACCAACCTTATAGGTCGGGATCGGGCGAGCGTTCGCGCGCTGCTGCAGGGCCTTCGCGCCATTCGGCTGCTTCGGCATGGGCTCAGCAACCGCCGAACCGAAAATCGCACGAGCCTTGGCCCGCAGATCAGTCATCTTCATTGAAAACCTCCAAGGTTCCGCAGGGCCTCTGACTGCAGCTTCATTGCCGCAATCTTCTCTCTCGACGCGCGATCAGCCGCGTCAGTCTGAGCTTCCATCTGCGCCTTAGCCATTTCGACTTGCGCATCACGCTGGCTGTCAGCTTCCCTCAGCTGCAGCTTCTGCATCTCAACCTGCGCCATCTGATCAATTTCAGGCTGCGGCTTATACATCGGCGCCAGCTGCTGCATAGCCTGCGCAACCATGACCGCCAGCTGGTTCTCAAGCTCCGGAGGCATCGGCATGCCCGGAGGCGGCAGCGGCTGGCCAATTATCTGCTCGACCTGCTGACGCATCTTCAGCGCCAAGTGCTCGTTGATGTGCGCCTGCAGAATCGGATTGTCCTGCGCAATCGGCGCGTGTGCCGCGATGTGCGCGTCGTGATCCTGATACGCACCCGCCACCAGCGGCATGCCCACAATCGCGTTCTGGTTCTCCGTCAGCGGATCCAACGGACGCGGCTTCTGACGCTCCGGCGCCAGAATCAATTCAATCTTCTCAGGCGCAACGCCCATCTCGACATACATCTGCCGATACGCTTCCCGCAGATTGTGCTGATCCGGCTGCTGCGTCGCAAACCGCAGCAACGCCTCCGCCCGCATCATCCGCTGGGCCGACGATGAAATGTTCGGATCCGACACCGGGATCACGTCGATGTTATTCGCGAAATCCTCGCGCATAATCGCCGCCATGCCGCCCCGAACCGGGAACGGATACGGCTCATCCGGCAGATACTTCCCGAACAGATCCGCAATCAGCTTCAGTTCGCGGCTAAACGCCCTGTGGCAGCGCTTCAGCGTCGCCGACTGCAGACGGGTCGCCGCCTCCATCAACGCCACGGTCGTGCCTACAGGCGCATCCTGACGCCCCTCGCCGACCGCAATCTCCGTCGTGTTCGCCAGATTCCGGGCGCCCTCGTAGGTTTCCTTCAGCAGCGCCAGCGATACCTGTGACGGCTCCTTATACGGCATCGTCATGATCGCGTTCTGGATCGGCAAACCGCCGGTATCAATCTCGCGGAACTCCGTCGGACCAATCCCGATGTTATTGTCCTCCAGCCGCATGCCCTTCACGCGCAAGCCGCCCGGGAAGTTATTCAGCGTGCCCGCATCAATCAGCTGGCGGCGGATCGACGTCGCCGTCTTCGCCGAATTCCCCAGCAAGTGCGAATAACCCAGACCATAGAACCCAACGCCGGGCATGAACTTATAGTGCGTGAACGGGTTCTTCCGCTGGAACGTCGGATCCCCCTCGTCGTAGTTCCGATAAACCGACAGAACCTTCCGGGTTCCCTCTTCAATCGTCACAACATACGGCAGCGGGATGCCATCCTCGTTCTCATACCCCACGAGGTTCAGATCCGCGTACACTTCGTAGATCCGGTACTCCTCAGTGCCCTCAGCACCCGGCTCCACGCCCTGAACGCCGTCCACTTCCGCCTGAATCGGCGTCTGCGAGCTATCGTCCGCCTGCGGATCACCCAGATCGATGTCGCGATACACGCCCGCCAGCTGCGCCAACCGGAAATTCCGGCGCGACATCGGCGTTATGTGGCAAAACCGCGGCGACGTCGCCAAATCCGTCGTGCCATACGACGCGATGAAGTTATCCGGCAGCACGAAACGGCTCACCGGACGCCCCAGAAGCCGGTCCTGATACGTTTTCTTAAACGTCGAACCCACCAGCGGCAGCCAGAACAGCATCTGGTCGAATTCTTCGTAGAATTCCGGCGCCAATTCCGTCAGATACAGGTTCATGAACTGCTGCACCCGGGACGCCTGCGCCTCCAGCTGCTCGTTCGCGACCCCAATCACCTGCGTTTTCACCGGGCCAGCCGCCGGCATCAACTCACCAGCGGCCACAGCCTGCCAGCGCACCACAGCCTCAGCCATCAGCGGGTCATAGACGCCGCACGCGCCCTTAAACGGCGTCTGGCGGTCCTCAATCTTCAGACCCATCAGCTTGATGCCCTCAGACATCGTCGCTTCCCAGTCCCCACGCGACTGCTTGTCTTCCTCGACACCGCTCAGCAATGTCTCGCCGAGCGTGTTCATGTCCATATCGTCCATGTACAGCGCCAGATTCGCGTCAAACGGCGCATCTTCCAGCCGCTCTACCTCCGGCTCGAAATCAATCTCGACCCCGCCGTCGTCCAACTCCGTGAACTCCGCGCCGTCAACCATCGCCGGGCCGTCGTCGTCGATCTCAATATCGGCGGCATCCAACGGCAAATCCACATCGACGCCGCCAATCCCTTCGTACATAGGGCGGAGCGTATCTTCCAGTGTGGTCGGTCTGCGAGCCATGATCGTTCCTACCAGTAAAACTCAACACGCTCAAGCGGCGTGTCATACACGGGTTCATACGGATCTTCCGTGTTCGCCACCCAGCCACTCTGCTTAATCCGCAAAAACGCCATCGTCATCGTGTCGACCCAGTCCCGCGAATCCGCCGCCGGAAACTGCACGCACTGCTCCATAAAATCCCGCGCCCACGGCCTCAACTGATCCGGCGAATTCTTCATCGTCGGCAGCCATACCCTGCCGTTCTCGATCAAATCCGTCACAAGCCGCACACGCGCAATCTTATCGCCAAACTTATCCGGGTTAAACGGCGTCGCCACAATCCCCGCCCGACCCAGATCCTGTATCAGCATCTGACCGTTCGCCTTCGCCTCCACCAGCACCGTGTCCGGCGCCCTTTCCCGCGATGCCTTGATCGGCATCTTATAGTTATCGTCCCGGTAATCCGTCGCCATCCGCTGCACCATGCGCCTCAGAATCGGCCACTCCGCCCGCTCCCGCCACGCACTCAGCAAAATCAGGTTCGGAATCCCATTGTCATCATCAAACACACCCCACGTCGTCGACGCACTAAACGCCGACGTCTTATTCGCCGTCAGCGCCGTGTCCCACGCCTGCAAAACATACTTCACCTTCGGCGGCTCGGGGGAGCGCCACCACTTAAACCACGTCTGATCGATGATGCCACCATCATCAACCACCGGGTTCTGCTGATACAACGACGACCAGATCCTAGACGTCGTCGATGGCTGGCGGCGGATGTTCTCAAGTTCCTCTTTCGGGAACTGCTCCGGCCACAGTGCATCCCCGGGCTTGCGCCCCAGAATGTCCTTATCCACCGCCACAGCGGGCAATATCACCCGCTCCCACTTCTCCCCCTCACCATCCCTCTCCGCCTGATCCAGACGACCCATGTGGTCACCCAGATGCCAGCGCGTCCCAATCAAAACTATCGGCGTGTCCTTGTTCTTCCGACGCGTGAAAAAATCCGCGCCATACCACGACCACAACTTGTTACGCTCACTCTCACTCTCCGCCGCCTGAATCCCAGACAGCAAATCGTCCCCAATCAATATGTCCCCACGACGACCCGTCACGTTCGCGCCAACAGCCGTCGCGTGATAACCACCCGCGCCTGTGGTCTGCCATTCACCTGCAGCAGTCTTATCGGTCGCCACGGATGAATTCGGAAACAGCCGGCGATGGTCGTCCGACATAATCGTGTTGCGAACCTTCCGACCGAAACTGTCCGACAACTCCTGTTTGTGGGTAGCCGCGATGATCTGCCGCTCAGGGTATTTCGCCAGATAATAGGCCGGGAAGAAGTGCGACGCGCAGTAACTCTTCCCATGACCCGGAGGCATCGAAATCATCAGTCGCTTAATCCGACCCTCTGCCACCGCATCCAACCTGTCGCACACTAACTTCATGTGTGGCGGCACCTTCAGCCCGCTCACATACTCAATATACGCCGAGAGCGACGCCATCGCCTCTTCGCGGGAAACCAACTCCGCCAGCAATTCATCCAGCGTCAGGTCGTCGTTCACTCGGCGTCGTCCCCAATCCCACGAACCAACGTCCCCTCAATCACATTCACCGGCCTCGCACGATCCGCAACCATCGCCCTGAGCGTCGCCAAATCCAGATCCTTCGCACTCACCGAGTGGTTCACATTCACCGTCTGATCCAACATCCCCAGCAACTGTGCCTGCGTCTTCACCGCACTAATCGCACTCGGATACGCACCCTTGTCCATCGCCGCCTGAACAACAGCCTGCAACTCATCCAAAAACAAATCCCGCGTATACTCCCGCCGCTCAACCTCAACCCCCGAAGCCTCAGCCGCCATAATCAAACGCTGAACCTCAGGACGCGCCAACTGCCGCGATGCAACAATCGACATGTTCAACTCAGGACTCGTAATCCCAGCCCTGACGCACGCAATCTCAGCCGCGTTCCCCTTCTTCAGCGCACGCTGCTCAACATAAACACGCGCGAAAATCGCATCCCGATCCTCAGCGGTTATCGTGTCCAAATCATCCATGCCAGCAAACATAATCATCCAAACCGTTCAGCGCAATAAAATAATCACACACGGGAACCCACTCGGTACAGCGCAATAAATTATTA